GACAAACAGGCGTATGGCAGCAGCAGCAGCCGACGTGCCCTCGACAGAAATAACTCCAGAGAAGACTGTTGAAGAAATAGCTACAAAATCACTACCGTTCCAAGCAACTAAAGTTTTGGTGCCAGATGAAACGGTAACGCCAGTCGTGGGGCCAGCGCCGCGAATAACGATAGAGCCAGTACCCGCATTAATGACAATATAGGCTTTGCTCTGCGCTGGGGCTGTGATGTTGCGAGTAGTTGCGCCATTACTGGCTGTCCACAAAATTACTGAGCTACGTGCTTGGTTGGCCGCGCCGTTGGTCGTTGAAAGAGTTACATCCGCATTGGCCGAAAGCGTAGTTGTACCCGCAACCGCCGAATCAAGCAGGCCCGTAATGGCATCGTTGACCGTAGTACCCCACGTACCAGACAGGTCTCCCGTAGTCGGGAGCGCCAAACCAAGAAGTGGGGAGAAGTTGGTTACAGCCATTTTATTTCCTTAGAGAACAAGCCAGCGTTGACCGCTACCAACCGTAAACGATGAGCCGGAACTTATAGTCACTGGGCCTACCGACATGCCGTTTTTACCCGTTGTCATAGTGTATGTGCCTGTTAACGTTGTGTAATTTTCTACCACTACGCCATTGCCGTTAGCAAACGTTGCAAATTCTGCGGGGTAGGTAACAAACACGTCTTTAGTGCCCGCAGAAAAGTTTAATGCTGATGGTTGTGTAGCTGAACTATTGGACAAAACAGTTGTACGCGCCAGTGTCGTACCAGATGTTGAATACGTGCCAATGCCCACTTCCCACTCGTTACCTGTTTGGGATGCAATGGTGTAACAGGTTGTGTTGGTATTTCCAATGACGGCAAAAGATTGAAACCCTGTGGCAGCACCAAGCAGAGTCACCGTCCCCGTACCAGTCGTGCTAGTGGTTTCTTTTACTCGATCTGCTATTACAAAGGCCATCTTTAATCCTTACACCGTCATTTCGACATTTTGCCAGTTCGGCGTCCCGTTGTCATCAATTGTTGTCCAATAAAAATAATTCATTGTGCCAACTTGACCGCTTGCTGAAACCCCACTTATAGCAACAAACCGTTCGCCCATTGTAATGGTGCCAACAGCGCCAGTGGCTACTACCCCGTCTTCCGTTGGATTGTTGGTCTCAGTGACATCGCCCACTGCACCAGCGGCTTCAACACCAGTCAGGGCAATTAGACGATCCGCCAATCCAACAGTTCCAACTGCGCCAGAAGCTGAAACGCCACTCGGAACAGGAGAAAATTCAACCGTACCAACTGCGCCCGATGCTTGTACCCCGCCAAGCCCAAACTCTTTACTCAGGCTAACTGTTCCTACAGCGCCCGAAGCCTCAACCCCTGTCAAGACCGCGGCGTAAGAAAAATCAACGTTGCTAACCGCGCCAGTTGCCCCAACACCCGTCAGAGCAATCAGCCGTTCACCCACTGAGACTGTTCCTACCGCGCCGTTTGCCAACACCCCAGTTTCGTCTGGGTTGTTGGTCTCTGTAACATCTCCTACCGCACCAAGCGCCTCAACTCCAGTTAGCGCAGCAGTGCTACTTCCAATAACAGTACCAACTGAACCCGCCGCTTCTACTCCCGTGAGCGCACAAGCCAAATCACCCGTGACTGATCCTACCGCGCCAGATGCCTGAACGCCGGTAAGAGGAAGAACTATCGTTTGCCCCGCAAGCGAGGCAAACGGTGCTTCAGCGTATGCGGAGATTCCAAACATGGCTACCCCGGCGAGTTACCCCGCCAGTCCTATTAGGTTGTAGCCAAGCGGATCAAAGCAGTGCTTGTTGTATTTGCAGGCATTGTCAACGTAAACGTGCCAGCAGTAATTGTTTGCGAACCAAAAGTGTGAACACTAATTGCCTTGTTTGATTGCGTAGAGTTGTAAATTAACACTGCATCAAACGCCGTACCCAAAGTTACGTTGGTATAGGTAATTGAAGCCGACGGGGTAAAAAACGCTACACCTGCCGTTGCCGTTGTATTTGTTGAGTTTGGCGCTGTTGCATTTGTTACCGTTACACCCCCCGCAACATAGTTATTACCCGACACTTCATTGCTTGCTGAATATGCAGTGGTAGCCGCATTAACAGTAGCCGTTGTCAGATACAACGCTGCTTTGAGCGTATCTGTGGTTGGTGCAGTTAAACTGGTTCGCGAAACAAGCGTTGCGGTGCCAAGCTGATGCTCACCCACCATAAGCTGTTGCATAAACGATGTGCACATTGCTTGCGTATTTGCCATGATAGTTCCTTAAAAAGATGCCACTGAACTTGAAAGCACTACTGCTTTCTTTAATTGAACATGCGCCGAACGGTGAACAAGTTCTCCCTCCAACCAATATTCCACCCATGTGGTTGATTCGTTGTCATTATCAATGGAACCCTCTATCTTTTCAAGTAAAGATTCGTCCATTTCGCCTTTAGTGGTTGTAATCAACTTAAACTCCTTTAAGAAATACGGATGAGAGCATTATCTGCATTGTTTGGTGGGAACTGAATCTGAAACTGCTGATTTACCGTTGTCTGGTCCAGCCCAAAATTCAACACGCCAATTGATTTATTGCTTTTAGAAGAATTGTAAATTAACGCCCCACGTGTCGTAAACGACGATCCGTTCCACGTTGGATTGCTAAAAGACACATACGCAGTGTTTCCCGTCAGGGTTACCGTGACCCCCGTGAGAACCTCGCCCCCTGCCGTGTATGCCGTCCCTACTATTTCATTGGAAGTGCTGTACACCGTGGTGCTTGCGTCTAGCGTAGCAGCAGACGTGTACAACGCAATCTTTATCGTATCCACGCTAAAGTCATGCACCGCCAACAAAATCTGCTGTTTAAAACTATTGGTCAGTCCGGCTGTGATCATGCATTACCTCACAGGCAGTTTGACTTGGCCATCTTGGTAAGCATCGCCACGTTGCTTAGCGTCACCCAAATTCTTCAACAAAGCAAGTGCTTCTTGATATTTACCGTTATATAGCGCCATCATGTCGGCTTCGCCCTTCATGTAGGTGTACGCCTCGACCAGCGAGCCGTACAAAAGCACCGTATCAAAGTTGTCCCCAAGCCAGGAAGTACCTGCCGTAACAATAGACTCGGGATAGTAGTAGAAATGCAGTTCCACTTCATAGTTGGCGTCAGGCGTGGGCCCTATGATAAAAACCAACTCATTTACATTACTAACATTAGGACCAAAAATAGCATAGTACTTAGGTTTGCCACGTTGTGATGGATTTGGATACGTTTCACGAATAAAGTTGACATCACGATTTAACAAGTAAATGTAATCGCCTTGAAACGTCACAGTGCCCGACACTGTCCCTGTGTTGGCAATCGTAAGCGTAACTGTAGTTCCTACGATCGTAGAAACAGCCGCTCCCGTTGCAATGCCTGTACCAGAAACAATCATGCCCGCAACAATATCCGTGGCACTAGACACCACAATTGTAAGGGCAGCTGCTGTTCCTGTAGCCGTTGGCGTAGGCTTGGCATAAAGTGCCAAAGAATAAGAAGAAAGAAAATCTAGAGGACAAGGAATATATTTATTGCCTGCCTGTACATTTCCTGTCATGTTCTTGCGTAGATTGGCAACCTGAACAGTGTTGTCAATTCGCTGCTCTGCCTGTTTTACAAAAACAGGAATCTGCGCTACAAAATCTGTATCGACATTGTTTGTATACGCCTGAATGGCAGCAGTTAATTGAGTGTAGTTCATGTGATGCTCGTCGTAACCGTTCCAAGCATAGCGCCAGCTACTAAAGGCCTTGCAGGTGGCATGGGCTGCATGCCGATACTTGCAAAAGAAGAATCTCCCGCGTCCCCTACATAAACGTTAACACCCAATCGTCCTTCTGGACGTGGCTCTAACAAAGCCTGGGGCTCATTTAAGGTTCGCTTAGGCTCAAGCTGAGGATGCTTAGGCTCATAGCACTCGTCGCAGACCTTAAACCCAGTCCACTCTTTTTTAAGCTCATTGAGCTTAAACTGTTGACCACACTGATCACACAGAGCAAGACCGAATTTGCCAGATGTGTAACCAGCCATCAGTAACTCTCCGTGTAGGTAGGCACTGCAAAGTAACCCGTGCGTTCTGTGTCCTCTGCGGCAGCTCTTGCAAACTCTTCTTCATAAAACTGTTTAAGCATCCCAATACGGTCCGGAGCTTTTTTAACCGCCATGTAATACGCCAAACCTGCAGTCAAACAAGGCAAAAATCTAAAGGAGATATCCGCTGTGTTGGTAACTGCACCAGTTTCTTGAATACGGCGAATAGCGTAGTATCTAAATATGTATGTTTGCGTTGCATCGGGCGCGGGATACAGAAACAGCTTTGCTGGCACTGTGCGCTGCACATAAAACTGGGCAGGACGCGAAGTGGTGTACTTGTTAGGCACGTGCAAATATTCAGCGCTGCCAATCCGGTCAATCGTAATATCCTGCTGATCAGATTGGCCAGAATTGGTACGTATCACCGCCGACAACGCATCCACCGTATCATCCGGCAACGTGTACTCAAACGTACCCGCAACTAAGACCACCTGCCGCTGCTCAATCGTGTACAGATTTAATCCGCGATTGGCCCACTCAGCAAACATCAAGTTTAAAGAGCGACGTGCAGATAAAACGTCGTACCCATCCCGAACCTGCAAGCCGCAGCGTTCATACGCTTCGGTGATGATCTCATCGAAGTCCGGGTTGTAGGAAGAGACGCCTGAGGTAGTCATTTTTTAATAGATAGTGGCTTTTTGAGCCCGGGCTGCACCTACACCACGCACTGAAACAGTCTCACCTGACACTGATTTTTTGACAGGCTGGCTCATGGTCTTGCCTTGTGGGCCTGCCATGTCGGCAACACCGCCGGAAGCATAGCCTTTTTTCTTCATGCCGCCGCTGGCAGCCATCTTAGATTTCATCATGCCACCGCTGGCCATCATTTTAGAATTCATCATCTTTTTGCTCCTGATAGAGGTTGTTAAAAGTTTCTTCTGCATCCATGTACGAATCGTCTTGCTCCGCACAATGAATCCACTGGTTTGGCCTGAAATCAGGCGCTCCCTGTCCCGTAACCCAGTAGGCGGGACTTGTCACACGGACCCTGTTGTTAGGCAGCGCCACTCC